AATTATATGCATTATTTAAAAGTAGCCCAAAGTATATAAAATCTAATAAAATGTCTTATGCATATAGTATTGCATTTGATTTTTTCATTGACTTTATAGAAAATTATGATAGACTTGTTGATTCTGCACAACCTGATTATCCTTATTTGTCAGATATGATTGAAGAGTTTATTGATTATATGAATGAAGAAGAAGAACTTAAAAGACAAGATGATTTAGAAAATAAAACATTATCTAAACAGCTTGGATTATTTGATGAGAATTGTCAGCATAGAAATGTGAAATATGATAATACTATGTCACAGTATTATTGTATGGATTGTTTTAACTATGTAGATGATAAGAGTACATTCTATGATCAGGAAACTTTAAATCCTAGATTAGGATATGGTTATTTAAATGAAAGAGGATATTATTAATAAACAAGTAAACAATTAAATTAAAATGGAAATTGTACAAAACGAAGAAACCCCTGTGGTTGAGAATGTATCAGAAACAACTGATCCTAGTGAACAAATGAAAGCAGAATACATTGCTTATGTTAATGAGATTAAAACTCAACGCTATCCTTGTGATACAAGAGTTGAAGCTATTGATAGCATTAACACTCTATGTAAAGTGCTTGAATTAACAACTGTTGTTCCTAAGACAGAATTACAGAACAGAGATGGTCAGAGAACACCAATTATCATTGGTGGTACTCCTATTGACTTAGTTAAGAGTCAATATCCTGGTTTATATCCTGTATTAGTAGAACGCATTTTAGAATTAGCTGCTAAACTGTAACATGATTAATTTACCAACTCAAAAGGTAGCTGCTACAAGAGCTAACCCTAAGAGGATGGTTATCTATTCAAAGCCAAAGGCTGGTAAAACATCAGCCTTGGCTCTGTTAGATAATTGTCTAATTCTAGACTTCGAGAATGGCTCTGATTATGTTGAAGCTCTCAAACTTAAAATTGATAGTCTTGCAACATTGAAAGCTGTTGGTCAGGAAATTGTTAAAGCTAATAGACCTTACAAGTACATTGCAGTAGACACTGTTACTGCATTGGAAGAAATGTGTTTGTCATATGCAAAGACACTCTATATGGAAACTCCTATGGGTAAGAACTTTGCAGGTGATAGTGTGTTGAAATTACCTAATGGTGCAGGTTATCTATATCTTAGAGAAGCTTTCTTTAAGATTCTAGATTACATTGAAACATTGGTACCAGAAGATGGTAGTATTATTCTACTAGGTCACTTAAAAGATAAAATGCTAGAAACTAATGGTAAAGAAGTATCAGCAGTAGACTTAGATTTATCAGGTAAGATTAAATCTATTGTATGTGCTAAAGCAGATGCTATTGGTTTATTGAGCAGAAAGTCTGATAAAGTGACTCTAAACTTTAAAACTTCAGAAGAAGTAACATGTGGTGCAAGACCTGACCACTTGAAAAATCAAGAAATTACATTAACTGAAATGGTTGATGGTAAACTAACAGGCAATTGGGATAAAGTATTCCTTAAATAATAACAATAAATAAATTTTAAAATTATGTTCGGTGGACAAGATGTTCAAGAAGTAAGCAAGCCTAAGTATATTAGACCAGGCATTCATGAAGTAACAATTAAATCTGTTAAAGGTGAAACTAATCAAAATGGTAATCCTGTAATTACATTCTCTCTTTATCTAAAAGATGGTGATGCAGAAGCAACTACTGATTTCCGTTTCTATCTTTCAGAGAAAGCAGCACCTACATCTTACAAGAAAATTAGACACATCTTTACTAAAGTTGTAAAAGATGCTGACTATCTTTCTTCTAAAGCCAACACTATCGAAGAACTTGGTGAAGTATACAACAATAAACTTGCTGGTAATTCATTGAGAATTAAATTCAATGGTGAAGGTTATCTTAAACAAGATGGTAATACTGGACTAAGAGCTTCTATTGGTCTTCCTGAATTTGCAGAAGCAATTCAAGATGGTGCTGAATATCCTGCAGTAGCTAGTACCAAATTGGTATTTAATGAAGACAGAGATGTAAAGCCTGTTGCTAAAGTTCCAGATACTGATTCATTTGTAGCTCCAACAACAGCCAATGACTTACCATTCTAATTTTGGTGGTGTTGATGTAAATCACTTTACTAAAGATATGGTGCTCAGAGAAGTTTCTGAGTACCAAATCTTTAAGTATTATTGTAAGAACTTTATTGATGTAAATAAATTATTTTGCTCAGATTTAAGATTTGATAAAACTCCATCATGTTCTATTAAAGCATTTCCTAAAGGATTGTATTATAAGGATTTTGGTACAGGAGAATATCATGATTGTTTTTCATATGTACAGAGGTACATGAAAGTCAAGTTTAATGAAGATTTAAATTTTCAAGAAACTCTTAGAATTATAGCTAATGATTTAGGTATCATTAAAAAGTTAGACAATAAAAAAATTATACCATCTCTGAATTATGTAGGCTTACCTGATAAGCTTGATAGGTATAGTACAGTTATAAAGATTAAAAAGAGAGATTGGAGAGGTAGTGATATCTATTGGGATAAATACTACCTCAACAGAGATATACTTAATTTTTATAATGTAGTTCCTATTACAGATTATTGGATAAGTGTAAATAATGAAGAACTTGTAAATGTATATACAGAGTCTGTTGAAGATTATGCATATAGTTATGAGCATGGTAATGGTATGAGAAAAATTCTTAGACCAAATGCTGAGAAAAGTAAGAAATGGACTAGTAATATTCCAAGACACATATTTAGTGGTTGGAATCAATTAGAACAACATTCTGATAAACTAGTTATAACAAAAGGCTTAAAAGATTGCATGGTATTCAGATTGTTTGGTATAAATGCAATTAGTCCACAAAGTGAAATGATGTTTCTAAATGAAAATCAGTTTGAATTATTATCATTAAGATTTAAAGAGATAATAATTAACTATGACAATGATGAAACAGGTATTTCTAATATGAAGAAGTTTTCAGAGAAATTTGGAATAAGAAGTTTTCTCATACCTGATGGTATAAAAGATATTTCAGATTACATATCCATTAAGGGATATGATCTAACTAAACAATTAACAATAAATTTAAATGATTATTTATTATGAGAACTATTAATATCTCACAAAGAGAAGTTGCTGCTTTTAAAGCATACAAGACAGACATTAAAACAATGGCAGACCATTTTGGTGTATCTATTAAAGATATGAGAAATGTACTTGTTACATTTGGATTTGCTAAACCAACAGCTACAACAGTTGATTATGTAATTAATCCTGTATTTGACATGCCAGTTAAACCAACTACTGACATTCCAAATACTATTGTTTCAGAAGTTACATCTAACTATCCTGAAACTAACTATTCTGCAGAAGTAAATGCTTTTGTTACTGAAGGTTAATTTCCATTAACAACTTAAGTGGGGGATTTTATCTCCCACTTTTTATATATTTGTGTATGGATAAATTAATAGAATCTTTACTTCAAGTTCTTTATAAGAAAAGAGATGCTTGTGATAGAGTAGCAACTGAACTTGATACTATTACAGCTGATGATTTAACTATAAGGTTTTATGAAGGTAAAGTTGAAGCATATCAAGATGTGATTAATATGCTTACTAATAACAAAACTTATGAGGAAACCAGATAGAAAGAAGATCAAGAATAAGAATGAACTACCTTCTGAAAAAATTAAGTCTAAACCTAATGTTAGAAGAATAGGACATAATTATGAAAGAAAGATAGTTAAAGAGCTAAAAGACCTAGGTTTTGATAGAGCTGCTACAACAAGAGCTACAAGTAGAATTATGGATGATGCCAAAATAGATGTCAATGGTGTTACTTATAATATACAATGTAAAGCTGTTAAATCAGGTCTAAATGTTTTTCTTGTTCTTGAAGATATGGAAGAAAGTATCCCCAAACTTGTACCAGAAAGGGAAGATTACGTTAACGTAGTATTTCACAAGAAAGAAAAGGATGAGGTTGTGGTATTAAGAAAAGAAGACTGGTATCTTATAATTAAAAAATTACTTCAACATGGAATTACAATCAGAAAGAGTAGCCGTAATTGATGCTGATAGCATATGTTTTATAGCACATTGGGATTCTGATAATAAAACTTTTGATAAATCTTTAGAAGACATTTTAAAATCTACTGATCAAATCATAAGCAATATACTAATAACTATTGGAGTCAGTAAATATATTGGCTTTGTAGGTTTTGGTAAATGTACTGAAAGAAATGCAGTATATCCTGAATATAAAGCTAATAGGAAGGATAGAGAACCACTTAAATATCTTAAAGATATTAAAAATCATATGATAGATAAGTGGAAGTTTATTGCATTACATGGTATTGAAGCTGATGATATGGTAAATAGTGTCAGAGTAAAGGTTGATGGTAGCATAATCTGTGCTATAGATAAAGACCTTCTTATGTTAGAAGGTACTCATTATAACTATAAAAAGAATGAATGGGTAACTGTAACTGAAGAAGAAGCTGATTTATATTTTTGGAAATCTATGATTATAGGTGACTCAGCAGATAATATTAAAGGTTTAGAAGGTAAAGGTAAATCCTTTGCTGATAAACTGTTATTAAATATAGATGATGTTGAATCTATGAGAAATATTGTTTTTCAAGAATACATTAATCAGTATGGTGAATATCATGGAATATCAAAGTTTTATCAGAATTATGTATGTCTAAAAATAAAAGATGATTTTCTAGCTACTGGGTTTTTGAATCCAATAAATGTTGATGTAGATAATCTTGTTATATGAGTTTGGATGAAATAAAAAATATAAAAACAAAAACTGTTGCTTATTTGCTTCCATTAATTGCAAATAAGAATGGCAAACTTGCAGACTTTAAGGATAGTGAACACTTTCCTAAATGTAATTTTGTCAATGCATTCAGATACTGTGAAGAGTTTCCTGATTTGGATACTCACATTTTTGTAGTTTATAAGTTTAGTCCTCATCCACAATTTGAAGAATTATTGAATAAGTTTAAAAGATATTCATCTTTTCACTCAATAATTGATAATGATAAATTTAGTATAATAATAGTGTTTGAAATATCAAACTTATCTAAAAAATCATTAGAATTATTTGACAAAGGTGCATATTCTAAATTTAGGGCTGAAGATAAAAAACAAATATTAGATTTTTACTCAGTTACATCATCAGATAAATTTGGTCCAGCAGGAGTTCTTTATAAAAAAGAGTGGAGAAGATTAGAAATAGAAAATAAGATAGACATGAAGCTTCCAGAAGATGCAGAACTATCTTCTATTCCTGATCTAGAACAGGAGACTTATTATCTCAAATATAAGAATGCAGATGAACCTGAAGATATTATAAGTTAATTATCTTCTTATATTTGTAAAAAGAAACTATATGAGTAAATTAAGTTACAATGCAAGGATAAACCTTGTATACGAGTTTCTGAAATCAAAACCAGGTTATTATAAAAAGTCAGCTGATAAAATCAGTGAACTTACTGGTGAAAGTAATTCAGAGATAATTAGGTTAGCTAAAGAACTTTTCAGGAATGTAGAAAAGTATAGTGAGGGTTGGGTAGAACCATACTTAGATGGAGATCCAGATAATGTATTGGTTATAGGTGACCCTCATGAACCTTTTACAAAGGAAGGTTATCTTGAATTCTGTAGAAAGATTCAACAAGAGTATGATTGTGGTACTGTAATTCATATAGGTGATGCAGTTGATAATCATGCTATTAGCTATCATGAGAAAGACCCTGAAGGTATGTCTGCAGGTGATGAGTTTAACCTTGCATTAGAAAGAATGAAAAGATGGTATTACACATTTCCCAATGTTAAAGTTTGTATTGGGAATCATGATGCATTACCATTTAGAAAAGCTTTCTCTGCAGGTTTACCTAAAACTTGGTTAAAGACATATCAGGAATTATTACAAAGTCCTCCAACATGGGAATGGGATTTTGTACATCAAGTAAATGGTGTTATTTATCAACATGGTACTGGTATGTCTGGTGAAATGGCAGCTATTAATGCTGCTAGAGAAAACAGACAATCTACAGTAATAGGTCACCTACATACAGTTATGAATACTAGATTCTTGGCAAGTTACAAGGATTTAATATTTGGAGTAACTGTAGGTTGTGGTATAGACCATGAGAAATATGCTTTTGCATATGGTAAACAGAACACTAGAAAGCCAGTAGTGGCTTGTGCTGTAATATTGGATGGTAAACTTCCAATAAATATTCCTATGCCAATTTAAATAAAATACCCCTGTTGAAACATACAGGGGTTTTTTATATCTTTGGCACCCCTAAAAAATAATTTATATGGATATTGGATTAGAAACCTTGTCACAAATTGTGACCTTTAATAAGTATGCAAAATACTTACCTCAACTAAATAGAAGAGAAACTTATGATGAAATTGTAATGAGATATGTACAGATGATGGTAGACAAATACCCTCATATGGCAGACAAGATTGTTAATCAAGCTCAATACATATTTGATAAGAAAATCCTACCTTCTATGAGGGCAATGCAGTTTGCAGGTCCTGCTATTCAAAAGAATGAAGCAAGGATTTACAACTGTTGTTATTTACCTATTGATGATTACAGAGCTTTTGGTGAAGTAATGTTCTTATTATTAGGTGGTACAGGTGTAGGATACTCTGTACAATTTAAACATATTGAGAAACTACCTGAGATTAGAAAGCCATCTAAAGAACAAAAGTTCTTAGTAGGTGATTCTATTGAAGGGTGGGCAGATGCAGTTAAGCATTTGATTGGAAGTTATTTAGGTTATAGAAATACTAAACCTAGATTTGATTTTAGTGATATTAGACAGAAGGGTACAAGGTTAATTACTGCAGGTGGTAAAGCACCTGGTCCTGATCCACTTAAAACTTGTCTATTTGAACTAGAGCAAATACTTGATAAAAAGTCTGATGGTGAAAAACTATCAACTATTGAAGTACATGATATAGTTTGTCATATTGCTGATGCAGTTCTTGCAGGTGGTATCCGTAGAGCAGCTTTAATTAGCTTGTTCTCAGCAGATGATGAGTCAATGTTAACTTGTAAGTTTGGTAGTTGGTGGGAATCTAACCCTCAACGTGGTAGAGCTAACAATTCTGCAGTATTAGTAAGACATAGAATTACTAAAGAATTCTTCTTAAATCTGTGGAAAAAGATTGAACTATCAGGTAGTGGTGAACCAGGATTCTACTTTACTAATGATGCAGACTGGGGTACTAATCCATGCTGTGAGATTGCATTAAGACCATACCAGTTCTGTAACTTGTGTGAGGTTAATGTAAGTAATGTAGAGTCACAAGAAGACTTAAATAATAGAGTATCTGCTGCAGCATTCTTTGGAACTTTGCAAGCAGGGTTTACTGACTTTCATTATTTAAGACCTATTTGGAAAAAGACTACTGAGAAAGATGCTCTTATTGGTGTAGGTATGACAGGTATTGCTTCTATGGAAGTATTCAAGTATGACCTAACAGAAGCTGCAGAAATAGTTAAACTTGTTAATATTGAGACTTCACAAAGTATTGGTATTAATGCAGCAGCTAGAACTACTTGTGTTAAACCATCAGGTACTACATCTTGTGTGTTAGGTACTGCAAGTGGTATTCATGCTTGGCATAATGACTTCTATATCAGAAGAATGCAGATGTCAAAATCAGAAGATCTTTATAAGTATCTAGCAGCTAACCATCCTAGTCTAGTTAAAGACCATTTATTAATTCCTAATTCTGCAGTAGTAGAAATTCCTATTAAAGCACCTGAAGGTTCTGTATTAAGAACAGAGTCTGCATTAGATACATTAGCAAGAGTTAAAGATGTGTCCACCAAATGGATAAAACCTGGACATATCAGTGGAAACAATACACATAATGTATCAGCTACTATCTCTATTAAAAATGATGAATGGGAAACTGTAGGTGAATGGATGTGGGATAATAAAGTTTATTACAATGGTTTATCAGTTCTACCATTTGATGGTGGTACTTACAGTCAAGCTCCTTTTGAGGATATAACTGAGAATCAATATAATGAACTTGTTAAACAACTATCATCTATTGATTTAACTCAAGTTATGGAAGAAGATGATTCAACTTCTTTAATGGATCAAGCAGCCTGTGCAGGTGGAGCCTGTGAAGTAACAACTTTATAATATGAATAATACAGTAGAATTATTAGGATTCTATGGTTCTGATGAGGTAATAGCTTGTTCTGCATGGACAAGCACCTCTAGGGAACTATCAGAAGATAAGGTTAAGAGAATACCTGCTCTAATAGATATGTTGTGGAGCAATGGTCATGAAACACCATTTGAGAAGGCTACAGTGCACTTCTTGGTTAATTGTGATATTGCATCCCATATACATTTATTAAAGCATAGGATGGCTTCTATTAATGCAGAATCAGCAAGGTATAAAGAGTTAAAAGAAGATAAGTTTTACTTACCTCAAGATTGGAATGGTATATTGTGTACTGAAAATGTTTATCCTGAAATATTACCTTATGGTGAAACTGAAGTACCTTTTGCTGAAAGAGGAGAATCTGAATGGTTGTCTGTTTTAAAAAACTACACATATTTAGGTAATCAACTATATCATCAGTGTTTAGAAGATTTAACTCCTATTCTTGGTAGAAAAAGAGCTAAAGAGTCAGCAAGGTTTTTTAAAACTTATAACTCACAAATACAAGCTGATGTAATGTTTAACATGAGAAGTTTTGCTAACTTTCTAAAACTTAGAAATAGTGAACATGCTCAAGTTGAGATTAGAGAAATAGCACAAGAAATGTTATCTTTGGTACAAAATATTGAAGGTAATCCTTTTGAACAAACAATAAAATCAATAACTAAAAATGGAAGATAAGAAATCCAAACCACGTAAAAGAGTTGTAGCTAAAAGTGACTCTACAATTGTTGAAACAATATCAACAATTAGCTTTGAAGAACATCAATCTTTAATTGATCAAAAAATCTCACAGATTATTTCATTAGAAAATGGTCTTAAAGCTTCAGAAACTATTATTAAAGATCTTAATCACAAGATTAATGACCTTAGATTTGAAGTTAGAGATCTAAGATCTAAATTAGGTACTTCATCTATGAATAGTAGTATGTTAGAAAAAAAGTTAAACCTTATTCCTAATTGGGTTAAATATTTATTTGGTGTAAAATGATAGTTAAGTTTAAAAAACTTGATCCTAATGCAGTAACTCCAGCATATGCTAAAGCTGGGGATGCTGCTGTGGATTTAACAGCTACAACATTAGCTAAAGTTGATAGAGCAGAATATGGTTATATGGAGTATGGTACAGGATTATCTGTAGAAATTCCTGAAGGATATGTAGGTCTATTATTTCCTAGAAGCTCTATAAGTAACTCTGGATTAATTCTAACTAACTCTGTTGGTGTTATTGATTCAGGTTATAGAGGAGAGATTAAATTTAGATTTAAACATATTCCTGATACTTCATTCTATAAACCAGGAGATAGAGTAGGTCAGTTAATTATACTACCTTATCCACAGATTGACTTTCAAGAAGTTGAAGAATTATCTTCTACTGAAAGAGGTGAAGGTGGCTTTGGAAGTACAGGTAATTAAAATAAGAGAGGGGCTACCGCCCCTCTTTTTTTTAGACCTTCTATTATTTATCTCTTTCAATGTCTATCATTTTCTTAGCAGAGTAGACAAATGGTATTTGTTTAGAAGTATAATAAAAATATCCAGTTTTGTCATAAGGATCTTTTTCACCACTAATATCATGATAAGCTTGATCTACAAAGTTTTGTAATGCTTTTTTAGCATCTAGTGCTACTGATGTTACTGGCATAGATGTTTGAAATAATATATCAACACCTTCTGAACCATAGAAGAAACCAAGTTCTCGTTTAACTCTATTAATAGTTCTGTAAGTCCAATTTAATAACAAGTATTGTTTATAATCTTTTTTACCATCATCATCCCAATCTCCTCCAGCTAACATTCCTAAAGTAATTAATACTAATAAAACTTGTAATTCAGTTACCATAGATTTAATTTGACCATTATAATAATCTAAGAATTCTTCAAAAGTATATTCTTGAATTCTTTTATCATACATATTATCAGATTTAAACTTTTCAAACAAAGCTCTTGCTCTAGATTCATTAGCTTTAAAAGTTCTAACTTTACCCATTGTAAATAAACTTAATGGTACATCTAGTGCAAGTTTACCTAATCCAATCCAAGCTGATTTATTTAAAAGTAAAAACTTTTTAGATTCATCATCTTTTAAACTATCATATACTGCATAAAATCTACCAACAGTTACAGCATTAGTATAGTTATTGTATCTAATACCATTAAAATGTTCTTTAAATAAATCAGGTAACCAGTTTTTGTAAGTCATTGATAACTTACCTAAAATTTGAAAATTAATAGCTCTTTGGTCTTGATCTGAAAGTTCACCTTTAATTGTTCTAGAAACACCTCTAACTGAATTTGTTAATTCATTATAGATATCTAATGTCATACCTTCAATTTCAAGTTTACCATCTTTAATAGATGCTTTTTCAAATAATGATTTAGAACCTTCAGGTAATGTTGCTAATCTTCTCAACCTACCATTAGCATCAATACCATAGTTTTGCATCATAGATAAACCTAAACTATTATCAATCCATTCAGAACCCATTCTAAAACCAATGAATGGTAATCCCATATTAGCTAATTTAATTAGTCTATTATCAGGTAATTCATTTGCTTGTAAGCTTACATGCTTACCATCAAACTGAAAGTATTGAAGTATAGCAGTAACAAGTTTACCTTCACCTTCTTTATCAGTAAAAGTTTTAGTAAGAAGTTTTTCACTTCTTTTCATCTGTTTTACAGTATAATAAAAACCTTTTTTACCTTCATAATAAGACATTATTTTAGAAGATAATGATGCTGCTCCTTGAGCAATAGGTTCAAGACCTAGTTTAGTTAATCTTTGGAAATTATTAAATTTATTTAACCTATTGGTCCAATCTTTACCAATATGCTCACCTTGTTCTTTAATACCATAAATATGGTATAAAACAGTTTTTCTAAACAACTGAGCTTCATCTAATTGTTGACCTGTTACTTTAGTAAATAATTTAGCACCCTTTTGTTTACTCACACCAGATGTAGCAATCATATCACTTAACACTTCTATTTCAGCTTCTATCTGTTTATAACCTTCATAATTAAAAACTACATCAGCAAATGTTAAAAGTGTTCTTGAAAGGTCATATGATTTTAATGAATTGTCTATAACACCTTCTTTAGAATATAAAGGATGTATACCAAAGATTGGTATATCATTTTCTATTTCTCCAGTTTCAACATTTTTTCTTCTAGCAAGTTCAGTATAATATCCAAATTCATCTCTATCTGCCTGTCTTGTCCACATTGACAAAAGATTTTGCCATGCTGTTTTACCAGCAGTACCATTATAAATAGATTCTATTAGACTAGCTCTAAAGTATGGAATAAAGTTATCAGGAACTACTGAGTAATCATTTTCCATACCTAAAGATTTTCTAAAACTTTTCATGGACTCTGTCCAAAAATCATAATATTCTTTTAAAGCAGGTGTATTTTGTATTTCTAAATACTCTTTAGAATATATTTCTGATGATAATGAGTTTTTATATTCAGGTTTTAATTCATAATACCAAGCATAATTTTTAGGATCAAACTTATATTTTTCTAAAGAATTATTATCTAAAAAGGTTTTTATTTTCTTTTCATCTTTTTCAACAGTCCAACCATTATCACCAATTATTTTTAACAACCATTTATTATGTCTGTCCTCAGAGTCTTCCTTTAATCTAAAATATTTATCAAGAGTTTTAGCATCACCTTTCTCTCTAGCTTCTTTCATTCTAGCATTAAACTCAGGATTAAACTTTGCAAAAAGATTTCCTGTTTCTTTATTAATGATTTTATCATAAGCTCTTAATATACCTACACCAGAGTTTTGAGCATGCTTTTCAAGTTTTACAGTAACCTCTTTAAGCTTTTCTTTAAAATTAAATAATTTTATTTTAGCTTCAGATTCTACTTTACTTTTCTTCTTAAATGCTTCTCTAAATATAGGATGTTGTATTTCACCAAATGTGTTAAATAGCTGACTTACACCATCAATACCTTTAGCATTTTGAATTTCTTCAATATTTGTAGAAGTTAAATCAAGTCTTTTAATTAATTCATTTTTTAATTGATCTGTAAGTATATCAATATTATTTTGAAGTCTTTCTATTTGATGTCTGTATTTAGCATAATCTGATTCTTCAATACCCATTCTATCATAGAATTCATATGAACCTGCAATGATAGAAGATATAATACTTAATTCTTTAATTAATTCCTGATGTTGTTTTAAATTAAGATAGTTTTCATTATTCTTATCTTTAATTTTTTCTTCAGTTATATTTACAAGTTGTGCATATCTCTTATTATCAAATGTAGAATACTTATTAATTACTTTAGTATAATCATCAACAAGAGTTTTGATATCTCTTTCTACAATAACAGCATTAATGGCTCTTGTAAGTTTATCAATTCTAGATTTTAGATATTCTTTTCTTTCTCTAGATATTTTTTCACCAAGTTCTATTGTAGCATTGTTTTTAAGTATATAAAGTTTTTCTAATTTTTCATCTAATGACTTTATACCAGTTTTTTCTTGAACAGGTATCTGAGTTAAATAATCTTTAGCTGAGGCAAAAGTTTCTATTTGTTTTACTTTACCATTAGTTTTACCATCTTTAATTTCAAGAACTAATTGAATAGGTACAATTCTAGATTTTTCAACTGCATTTATACCAATAACATTTAATAATGAAAATGTAGTTTTAGGTAATTGAGTATTCCAATCTTCATATTTATAAAATGGAATCCAGTTAGGATCTACAACATATTGTTTACCATCTTTATATTCAACACTAGAGTTTTTAGCTGTCATAGATTTATAGTCATAATGATCTGCTGTAAGATCTGAATATAAAAATATTAAGTCAGCTGTACCTGCTAATTTACTAGATGCTAATAATCTTTGTTCAGGTGCAATATATACTTTACCAGTAGGATCTTTTTTAGTTTGAACACTAATAGCATCATCTATTAATGCTTTAGCTGTTTTATATAATGTATTAAATATAGTTTCATTTAACTGAGTTTCAGCTCTTAGCTCACTTACTGTTTTATAAGTACCCTGTTTAATTAAAACTTTATCTTTATATGTAGTGCTTGCAATTGCTTGGACTAAACTCTCAAGAGTATTGTGTAAGTATGTACCAACTTCTCTTTGAGCAATAGACATTGGGTCTTTATTTATCTCCTCAGCTTTTAACTTACCTTTCTTTCTTTCAAATTTTTCTTTAGCTTCACTAGTAAAAGTTTCTGAAATAAAAAACTGTTCACTTGAAACACCTATAATACCATAACCTCTTTTACCCTTATATTCTCTAGATTCAAAAATTCTTTGTAATAGTTCAAGTCTATTAATAGCTTCTTGTTGAGTTTCAGCTTTACCTAAAAACAGATTAGCTATCATATTATTTCTTATAGCATCACTTGCTTCAGAAAGTGATATATTTGTTTCACATTTTTTCATTATCCAATTTTACATATTTTATCAATTTCTTCTTGACTCATAGCTCTCAACATTTGAATTTTTTCATCTATTGAAATGTCTGCAAATTGAGGAAAGAAGCTATCAAAGTTGTCAATGTTTATCTTATCAGTTCCATCTTGCACTTCAGGTTTTGCACCAGGTTTAGTTGCATATGGGTTTATTTTTTTTAGACCTTCTGTAGGTACAAAGATATCACTTTCTTCTTCAGTTTTAACTAATTGATTAGATAAACCATCTATTAAAACATTTTTATATACTTCAAGTTGTTTTTCAGTAAGCTTACTTGCTCTATTACCTGCAACATTTAAAACTTTTATATTATTTTCAATTGTCCAATTTTTTAATTCAAT